GACCGGCTGGCGCCGATTCTCCACGCGAACAAGCTGCTCACCGAGGCCGGGCTTTCGGCGTTCGGCCAGCTCTGCGCCCTTCACGGCAACACGGTGCAGCTGTACGCCGCCGGGCTGGCGCCGGTAGCCTCCATGGTCTCCCAGCTGCGCGGGCTGATGAACGACTTTGGCCTGACGCCGGTTGCCCAGGGCAAGGTGAAGCCGTCAGGTGAGGTCGAGAAGCCGGGGAACGCGTTCGCCAGCAATGGTGCGAAGCGGAAGCCCCGTGCGTGATTACGTCGGCATCGCCACTGCCTATGCAGAAGAGGCAGTAGCCGACAAGAAGGGCCGGAAGTTCGGGAAGTGGGTGCGCCTGGCCGCAAAGCGGTTCCTTGCGGACCTGAAGCGGGCGAGACGGAAACGTCCGCCGTTTGTCTTCGACGAGTGGCATGCCTGCGACCCGTGCGACTTCATCGAGAAGCTGCCGCACGTCGAGGGAAAGTGGGCGCGGCCCGAGATCGAGCTGCATCGGTCACATGTGTTCTTCGTCGTGCAGCTGTTCGGGTTCCGCAATCTGGACGGCAGCAGGCGTTTCACCTCGGCTCTGTTCGCGGTAGCGCGCAAGAACGCGAAGTCGACCCTGGCGGCTGCGATCCTGCTGTACTGCCAGTGCTGCGAGGAGGAAGAGGGCGCCCAGATCATCTCGGCGGCCACCACCGGCAGCCAGGCTCGCATCATCTTCAACGTCGCCAAGCGGATGACGGAGAAGACGCCGGATCTGCAGGAGGCGTTCGGCTTGGCCTGCTGGGCCAACTCGATCAGCAGGGTAGAGACCGGAGCCAGCTTCAAGCCGATCAACGCCAAGGCCAGCACGCAGGACGGCCTGAACCCGTCGCATGTGGGCCTGGACGAGATCCATGCCCACAAGTCGGCGGACCTGCTGAACGTCCTGACCTCGGCGGCCGGCGCACGCAGCAACCCGCTGTGGCTCTACACCACGACCGAGGGGTACACCAACCCTGGTCCATGGGGAGAGATTCGACAGTTCGCCAAGCAGGTGCTGCAGGGCATCCTGGGCGATTCGGCGGACCACTTCCTGGTGGTGTTCTACGCGGTCGACGAAGACGACGACGAGTTCGATGAGTCGGCGTGGCCCAAGGCCAACCCGCTGATGGACGCCAACCCGCACTTGCTGAAGGCCATCCGAAAGGAGGCTGTCGAAGCGCGGCAGATGCCGTCGAAGCTGGCTGAATTCAAGATCAAGCGGCTCAACCGGCCGGCGTCCTCTGCAACGGGCTGGGTCGACCTTACGAAGTGGCAGAAGGGTGGTGGCGCGGTTGATCTGGACTGGCTGGCCGGCCATCCCTGCTGGGCGGGCTTGGACCTGGCGAGCAACCTGGACCTTACCTCTTGGCGGCTGGTGTGGAAGGTCGATGAGATCTACTACACCTGGGGCCGCCGGTTCGTCCCAGAGGATGCAGTTCGCGCTCGAACAGAGCGCGGGGTTGTCCCCTACGCGGGCTGGGTTGCGGCCGGCCTGATCGAGGTGACTGAGGGCGAAGTCACCGACTACCAGGTGGTAGAGGCGCGCATGAGGGAGGACATCGCCAGGTTCAATCCCCTGGTGATCGGCTTCGACAAGTGGAACGCCCAGGAGATCACCCAGCGGCTGCTGGCGGAGGGTCATCCGCTGATCGAGTTCGGCCAGACCACGAAGAACTATCACCCGGCGATGCAAGAGCTTGAGCGCGCCTACGTCAGCAAGAAAATCGTGCACGGAAACGACCCAGTCCTGAACTGGTGCGCTTCCAATCTCATTGCTGTGAAGGACGGGAATCTAAACCAGAAGCCCGACAAGAAGCGCTCGCCCGACAAGATCGACGACATGGTTTCGCTGCTCATGGCGATTGGCCTTTCCATTACTCCTGAAGAATCCCAGGGCGACCTGGACGGCTTCTTCTCAAATCCAATCGTGGTGTGAAGATGACGAAGGACGCAAAGCAGAAGGGTCCGGGCAGGATCAAGTCATCGGTCCTTCGCTGGCTGGGCGTGCCGATCGGACTCACCGATGAGGCATTCTGGTCGGCCTGGTCCGGCGGCGGTTCCAGCGCTGGAAAGACCGTAAACCAGCGTACTGTTCTGCAGCTGTCTGCGGCCATGGCATGCGTGCGGCTCCTTGCCCAGGTCATTGCAACACTTCCAGTCGGGTTTTTCGAAAGGAAGCCCGATGGAACCAGGGTGGCTGCCAATGGCCATCCCCTCTACGAGATCCTGCACAACCAGCCAAACGCTGACATGACCGCCGTGCAGTTCTGGGAGGTCGTCATGGCGAGCCTGCTGCTTTGGGGCAATGCGTACGCAGAGAAAACCGTCAGCTCCGGACGCTTGGTCAACCTGGAGTTCCTGCAGCCACAGCGGATGGCTGTGAGGAGACTTTCAACCGGGGAGCTGGAGTATCGCTACTCGGGCACCGATGGTCGTCAGCGCGTGATCTCCGAAGAGCGGATGTGGCACATCCGTGGGTTCAGTACGGACGGATCGATGGGGATCTCTTCCATACAGGCCGGCGCCCACGTGTTCGGGGCGGCCATGGCTGCAGACGAGGCATCTTCTAAGGTGTTCGCCAACGGGATGAGCGTGGGCGGCGTGCTGACCACCGACCAGATCCTTAGCGACAAGAACAGGGCCACCTTCCGCGAGAACATGCAGGCCGAGTTTGCGGGAGCGATGAATGCCGGCAAGACCATGCTGCTTGAGGCAGGCATGAAGTACCAGCAGGTTCCTATGAACCCGGAGGATGCTCAGCTGCTGGCAACCAGGGCATTCAACGTTGAAGAAATCTGCAGGTGGTTTGGCGTTCCCCCGTTCATGGTGGGACACGCGGAGAAGTCCACAAGCTGGGGCACGGGCATCGAGCAGCAGATGATCGGGTTCCTGACTTTCTCGCTGGCGCCTTGGTTGAGGCGGATCGAGCAGTCGATCCGGAAGGACCTGATGGCGCCGGCGGAGCGCGTCAAGTATTTCGCCGAGTTCGCCGTGGAAGGCCTTTTGCGCGCCGACAGTGCAGCCCGGGCTTCCTTCTACAGCACAATGGTCCAGAACGGGATCTATTCCCGTGACGATTGCCGCGAGCGGGAGAACTTGCCCCGCAAGGGCGGAAAAGCTGCTGAGCTGACCGTTCAGTCCAATCTTCTGCCCATCGACATGCTGGGCTCCAACACCGGTGATCAGCAGGCCAGATCGGCCCTGATGGCCTGGCTGCAATCCGACGATGGGAAGGCGACATGAATCGAAAAAATGCAACCCTGAAGATCAGGGACTTTGACCTCTCAGTGAAGGCCGTCAGCGATGACGGCCTTTTCTCTGGATACGGCTCGGTATTCGGCACGGTTGATTCCTACCGCGAGGTGGTTGCGCCTGGGGCCTTCAGCGAGAGCCTGGCAGAGATCAAATCCAAGGGCCGGCCCGTGCCGGTCCTGTGGCAGCACCGCAGCGGTGAGCCCATCGGCGTTTACACCAGCCTGGTGGAAGATGCGCACGGCCTCAAGGTCGAGGGCCAGCTCATCATCGACGGGGTGGCCCGCGCCAAGGAGGCACACGCGCTCATGAAGGCTGGCGCGGTGTCGGGTCTGTCCATCGGCTACTACGTCCGCGAGGACAGCTGGGATGAAAAGGAGCGTGTGCGCACGCTGAAGAAGGTTGAGCTGGTGGAGATCAGCCTGGTCACCTTCCCGGCAAACGACGACGCCCGCATCGATGCCATCAAGTCAAAGCTGGCACATGGCTCGCTGCCGACCATGCCTGAGTTTGAGCAGATCCTGCGTGAGGCAGGGTTCTCGAAAAGCCAATCTGCGGTGATCGCCAACCGTGGGTTGAAGCATCTGCTGGACCGGAGCGAGTCCGGGAGCAAGGCGACTGAAGAAAACACGACTGTCCCGGTTCTGGGGCGGCTCACCCTCCCGACTTTCTGAGGAACATCTATGTCCCGCTATACCGCACTGGCCAGCTCGATTGGCCGCGAAATGAAGAACGCCCAGCAGCTGGACGACACGCTGGAGCTCAAGGGCCTCATCGGCCAGCTGAACGAACGTGACAACGAAATCAAGCTGTTCGCCGAGAAGGCCAGCAACGAGATCAAGGAGCACGGCAAGGTCCTGGACGACACCAAAGGCGCGCTGGAGCTGCTCTCCAAGGGGGGCATCGAGATCAATGCCCGCCTGCTTGAAGTGGAACAGAAGCTGGCGCGCCGCTTCTCGGCCAACGATCCCGTTGACCTCAAGAGCATCGGCGAGCAGTTCACCGAGCACGAAGGCTTCAACGACCTGGTTGCCAAGGGCCGTGGCATCGCCCGCATGAACCTGAAGGCGGTGAACTCCATCACCAGCGCAACCACCGGCACCGGTGGCGTTGGCGCGGCCATCCAGCCGACGCGGGTTCCCGGCATCATCGCCGGCCCGGATCGTCCCTTCACGATCCGCGACCTCATCATGCCGGGCCGCACCGGCTCCAACGCCATCGAGTTCGTGCAGGAATCGGGCTTCCAGAACATGGCGGCCCCGGTGGCAGAAACTGCCCTGAAGCCGCAGTCCGATCTGTCGTTCGAGCTGAAGACCACCACGGTCAAGACCCTTGCCCACTGGTTCCTGGCCTCCAAGCAGGTTCTGGCAGACGTGCCGCTGCTGCAGAGCTATATCAATGGCCGTGCCATCTACGGCCTGAAGTACGTGGAAGAAGCCCAGCTGCTGGCAGGCGACGGCACGGGACAGAACCTGCTCGGCCTGATCCCGCAGGCAACGGCGTTCGACGATACCCTGCGCAAGGCCGGCGACACCAAGATCGACACCCTGCGGCGCGCGATCCTGCAGGTCCGCATCGCCGAGTATCGCGCCAGCGGTATCGCGCTGAACCCGGTGGACTGGGCCGATATCGAGCTGCAGAAGGACGAGCAGGGCCGCTACATCTGGGTGAATGTGGTGGAAGGTGGCCAGCCGCGCATGTGGAAGCTGCCGGTGGTGGATTCCACCGCGGTGCCGGAGGGCGAATTCCTGGTTGGCGCGTTCGATATCGCTGCCCAGGTGTTCGACCGCGAGGATGCTGCCGTCGAAGTCTCCACCGAGGACGGCGACAACTTCCGCAAGAACATGGTGACCATCCGCGCCGAGGAGCGCGTGGCTCTGGCCGTGTACCGGCCGGAGTCGTTCGTGCACGGGTCGGAGGAGAAGGGGGGGGGGCCCGTGCCCCCGCCGCTGGAGGATCAACATGGAATTCATCGCACTGAAGGGCTTCAATGACCCCGAAGCCGAGGGCGGATACCAGAAGCGCGGCAAGCCTTGGACCGGCCCGGATGCGCGGGCAAAGGAACTGCGGCTACTGGGCCTGATCGCCTCGGCCGATGCTGAAGGCAAGGCCGCTCCCACGCCGTCGAACAAGATGGCGCCACCGGCGGCCAACAAGTTTGTTCCGCCGGCATCGGAACCTGGCGCTGATCTCGTCCGCCAGAAGGCTGCTGACGCGATCACCGCGATCGCGGCGGTGACTGACCTCGCAATGCTGGATGCAGCGCGGAAGGCGGAGACTGCCAAGGGCGAAAAAGCCCGCGCCACCGTGATCGAAGCTATCGAAACCGCCATCAAGGCGGTGACGCCGGCCCAGGCCTGAGCCATGCAGCTGATCACCATCGAGCAGGCCCGGCAGCACTGCCGGGCCGATAGCGCCGACGACGCCATGCTGGAACTCTACGGTGGCGCCGCCGAGGAGGCGGCTCAGGAGTTCATGAACCGGAAGGTGTTCCCTGACGCCGCCAGCATGGCGGCCGCTGTGCTGGCCGGAACCGCAGGGTGCGACCCGATGGTGGTAACCGACGCCATACGCGCCGCGGTGTTGCTGATGCTGGGCCACCTCTACATGACCCGCGAGGACGTGCAG